GCCGGTCGGGGTAAAAGTCAGTGCTCCACCCGAGGCGGATTGAGTCAAACTCTGAACACCAATCGTGGCCAACCCGCCTTCACCCCATCCCGTTCCCGCGCTAATGCGAGTGTCGGATTGCCAATAAGTTCCGTTGCCGCTATTGCCGCCACCCATCCAGCTATCGGCATGGCAGGGGATGCTGTAATAAGTGGTCAGGTCCGCGCAAAAATCGACACCCACGGAAGTGGCCACCGATGCGTTTATGCCAAAGAGCGTTGAATCGCCAGGGAACATGATACGAGCGTATCCGGTCCCATTTATCACGTTGGCGACTTTCGAGCGCCAGCGCGGCATATTGAAATAACAGTTGACACCAGAGCAGCCTGTACCGCCGCTTGTGTTTGCTATCGGAGTACCAGCCACGACGTTACTTGCATAGACCGGTTGCGGATTGGCTTGGCTCTGCGAGGCGAAGGCTTGCGGCAGGTTAGAAAGGTTCGCCAGCAGCCCCCACTTACCGATGCTGATGTCAGGCTCATTGCCGGTATTGCTTGCCATCAGCGATGCGTAGCTCTGCCCGCTATAGGCGATCACATCGCCGACGGCATAAGTCGTCGTCGCACTATACGCGCCGCGTTCCGTGCCCATCAATGCGGCCTGCCCCTGGATGCCCTGTACGCCTTGCGGAATCGAGCAGGACATCTGGTAATTTGGGGCGTAGTTCAGCAAGTTGACGGTGCATGCTACGGAACTGCCCGCCGCACCGGTTGTGAATGTACCGGTGGATAGTGTGGGTGCCATCACCGGGACGCCGGCCGTGAGCGCCGGTGCGTAGTTGTCGTAATTGCACGTCGTGACGCCGCTGGTGACACTGCACCAACTCGCGTTGTAGGCTGGCTGGAGGCATGGATCCAATGTCCAGGTCTCGCCGCTGTCATTGTCATGCACCGACGTCAGGTAGCAAAAATTCGAGGGAGAGGCCTGCGTCACATCGACCAACTGGGTCGAGCCGTAGCTCGCAGTGGGCACTCCAGAGACCACGGTAAACACGATTGGCCTCGGCACGATGCGGCCGCCACCGCTTGCCTGCGGAGCGATTGCCGTGCCTGCGATATTCACCGGTACGAAGGTGATGGTGCCGGACAGCAGCTTGTTACCCGCGGCATCTTGGATTTTTGTAGCCGTGAACTGAGCGTACTGCGACTGAGCGCAGAGGAGAGAGGAAGCAAGGAGCGGAATTAGTGCCAAGATACGCGCATGCATGGTACGAGGCTAGGCCATGCGGTCGCTGGAATCTACCTCACTGGACTTAGTTGCATAGGATGCAATACTACGGAGAAGTTCGAGATGGACCATCACGCTGCCAAAGCTCACGCGCAACCTCGATCCACCGTTCCCTATCTTATATCCAACCAATTCGCCAGCTTTGTACATTCGGCTGATCATCGCCTGCGATACATCCAGAATATCCGCAGCCTGTTCGGCAGAAATTGTGTCGGTAAATCCGCACATTCGTTTTTCTACCGATTCCAGATTTACACGCCAAGCGCTGTTGCGCTTATCCGGGCTGCACTTTTCCGCATCGAGAGTCCCGTCGGCGATCATGCGGCACACGGTCCCGATCGATACCTGCAACATGGACGCGGCCCTCCTGGTGGAGACAGTGTAACGCGGACTCCAGGGAAAGAGCATTTGGCGGAAATCCATGTTGTCGTCGCGCTTCATCTGGTTTTCTCGCTGTCCAGTAAGGCCTTTCTGCGGATTTGTTCGATATAGGCGATTACCGATTCGTACTGGATTCGATAGTGGCTCGTGCGTACGTTCGGACGGATTTTATAGGCCCGGATCGCTCCTTCATAAATCAGGATATGCACCGTTTTTTGCGAGCATCCAAGTATCCTAGCAGCGCGTGGCACAGTGATCGACTCGCGTGGAGGCCACGGCAGAAGCTGGTCATCTGGCACACGAAAACTCATGACTCCTCCTCAGGAACCAAATCGGGAGCAATGCGCAGGGTGCGTAGAAACTCGACATCAGCACGCCGCATTCCTTCAGGCGCATCCTGATCCTGTGCCCCTTCAGGCGCGTCCTCATCGAAACCTGCTACGTGAACCGTGACTTCGATGTGATCGAGATGCACGCCGGCGCGTTCCAGAGCGGCGCGTTTTTCTCCGCATTCGGAAGATTGATTCAGTGCACCGATAAGCGTTGCGATGAGTTCATCAAGTAGCTTCGCCTTGTTCATTTCCTGCTCCCTTTCCATTTGCCTTGTGCCGTAGCCATGCCCTTCAGCGCCCAGTACACGCGGTTGGCATCAGCCAACGTGCGGATGGATGGCGTTGCTTTGCTGCGGAGCGGCGAGCGCGAAGAGCGCAGCCAGCCTTCGAGCTGGGCCTGGCTCCATCCAATCAGGTCGAGCACATAACGGATGCGTGCGAACTCGGATGGCCCGGCCAACGTGATTTCATCGCTGGCATGGCCACGGCGTCCTTCGGTGCCAGCTTTCTGCGCGGCGCGGCGATCAAGCCTGCGGCGCGGCCGCGCGGGCGCCTGCACACCGAGCTGAGCTTGCAGCGTGTCGATCAAATGGGTTGCGTCGTTGCTGGTGAGGTCGCTGAAGCTCGTGACCGGCCTGCACACAAGCTGCGATGCCCAGGCCAGCCGCGCGGCGCGATCAGAGTCCTGCATCGTGTGGCGCGCCATCTGCCCGTAGAGAACTTGCAGGCGCTTCATCTGTCCACTACTGATGAGATTTTCCATCGCGTCCTCCTACGTTTCTTTGTGTGGCCGCCCGCGCTTCTTTCCTAAATTCGCTCCGCACGCCGGGCACCTCTTTATTTCTGCCTTTTTGTGCCGAGCTTTCCAGTCTGCCGTGCGGTGCGCTGTCGTGCAAAAGCGTTTTGCGCCGTCCACCGGCTGGGTGCACCCCGGATACTGACACTGCCTTTGATAACTCGGATCTGCTGCTTCCTCTTTCAATGTTCTGGCTCTCTTTCCGTGATTCATGAAGTGCCGCGCCCAGGATTCCATAACCTGCGATGTCGCGGTACGGGCTCTCGCCCAGGGCGTCGCGATCCGTTGCGATCCGCTGCATCTTGTCCCAGATCCGCGCCAGCAAAAGCGCATCCTCCATCTGTGCCGAAGGAATGCCTGCGGGAAAGAGGAGGCGCAGTGCTGGGCCCGACTTTTCGAAGCTGCTGCCATAGGCCGCGTTCTTGCGCTCGACCAGTTCACCGATCTGTTGCGCGATGGGAAGAAAGCGGCTCATCGCCACACCTCGACAACGCGCACCAGGTTGGGGAGCGTGGAGTGCCAGACGAGAGCGCCGCGCAGGGTGAGATAGCGCAGCTCGTCCTTCAGTTGAATGCCGAGCGGCACGCCCTCAATGCTGGTGTTTACGTCGTGCCACTTTTCGCCGTTGGCTTCAACGGTGACCGTATTGGAGTCGAGCACCGCCGCCGCCGCTTCAAGAGCGATGGAGTGCGCCAGCTTATTGATTTCGGTCATAGCCAGCCTCCCTTTGTGCAGCTTCGGCAACGGCGATTTGACGCACTAGGCTTTTCCCTGTGGTGAGCGCTTCAAGCGCCATGGCCGACGAACTCAGATTGAGATGCCGCTCGGTCAGCTTTTCTTTTTGGCTGTCCTGCGCATGCAACTCGCGGCGTAGCAACTCTATCGCATCATCGGTTTTGTCGATCTGTTGTTCGACGTCGGCCAGCTCGCGCCGAACCGATGCCAGCGCCATGCGGTAGTCGAGAATCCGTCGCGCAGCTTCATCGTGATCGCTGGGCTTGCTGTGATCCGCTGCCGCCGCGCATCCGTTTTTATGCCCATGCACGTATTCCTGCCCTGGGCGCGATGGAGGCGGCGTAAACCATTGGCCGCAACCTCCCTTGCAGAGCCTTCGAACAATAGCGGTGTTGTTCATGCAATCCTCCCTTGATTGCCGTGCGCTTCGGCAACGGCGATTCGTGCGCGCTTGATGGCGTTGATATAGGCGACGGGACTATCCCCGACCTGCCATGCAGCCAATGTGCTGCAAACTTTGATTTGCAGCTGCTTCGGCACCAGGCTCCAATGCGGCTTACACATCAGCAAGCGGCGCGAGATTCGGGTTTCGCAGCCTTCGGCAAAGCATTTTTTGAGTCGCCCCAGATCATCGCGAGAGCCTCCATAGGATTGTGCCGACGATGGCACAGAGAGTAAGGATCGCCATGTAGGCAATCGCAAACACCAGCATGGTTGGCGGATTACTTTCTTTCAGGCGCATGGCCGCACCTCCAGTTGCAATTGGCCGAGCAGTTCCAGCGTGGCCTGCTGCCCGGCACCGGCGCGCAGTACGGCAATCTCCGCGCGAACCTGGTCGAGAACATCTTTGGCCCACACGGCGCGATCGTCTTCCGTGATCATCAGAAAATATCCGCCCTCGGTTCCATTTTTCGAGCTGCCGATGGGTAGATGGAAGTTGATGCGCAGAGCGCGAATTGCCGATTTGATTGCCCGCGCATCCAGCCTGATTTGCTGCGAAAGCTCCGCGATGGTGATGGCGTTGGCCTGTCCGCGCCGGTAGCGGATAGCGCGCAAGACGCACTTTTCGCGCTCTTCGATCTTCAGGCCGAGCGGTCCACCCGAGTAGCCCATGATCAGGGCAAGAATCGTGGAGTCGAGACGCGCAATCGCGGTCTCTTGCGGCTCCGCGAAGAGTGAGGTTTGCGTGTTTGGCAGTGTGCTCAATTGATTAGCCCTCCATCCGTCTGCACCGCGATGCCTTGCCGAGCCATCAGCATCCGGTGCGCTTCGGTCAGCGTGTGCCCGGCAACCGTCAGGTGCTCGCCCAGATCCACGGCCGCTCTCCAGTAGGCGAGTGGCTGTTCCTGCCGATTCAGTTCGCGCATCAGATTCACCACAGCACCAGCGGACATCAGCCTGCTCACAGCCGTCGCCAACATCGCATCGATTTCGATCTGTTGCTCGGTCATTGTTCCCCTTTCTCCAGAGGCATCAAAAACAGCACCCCCTGTTGCGCGGCGGGTTTCTGATCCTTGTGCGTTGGGCAATAGTCCTGGTCAGGGCCGATGTTGGTGGCGCAAGATCCGCACATGCCGGCGTCGCAGGTTTTGCCTTTGGCCACGGGAAAATCGCAGAGCTTGCTCACATAACTCTGGTGGCAGAATTTGCAGGTGCTGCGCCGATTGCGACCGCAGAAAAACGTATTGATTCCGCGCTGGCTGTCATGAACGATTTCGCAAGTCATGAGCGGCCCCCAGCGGTGAGCCTGAACTGGCCGTTGGTGAGAGAGAGCGGGCGCGGCGATAGAATCTCAGGTTCATCGTCCGCGAGCCCTACTGCACCCATCCAAAGGTTATGCAGGTCGTTGCCCATTTCATGGCACTCGCTCATCACTAGAGAGAGGCGATCCGCCGCCAACCCGAGACGCCTGTCACTTGAGCTTTTGGAGACCAGACCTTCCAACTCACGCCGGACGGTCATCAGGTCGGCCGTCGCCTGCTTGGATTTGGCGATGACCTTGTCGAGCTGCTTTTTGTCGATCGCTCTGCGCGTTCTCACGCCGCCACGCCTTTCCGCGCTCCTATGGCGCGCAGAGCTTCATGGCGGAGAAACGCAACGCTGGTCTGAAGCGCGGCGATCCGCGCGTCGAGGGCGTCGGCCATGGCGATAATGGCCTCTGGTTCCGGCCAATCCTCATATGAAGGAGTCCAAGCGTCCACAAGTGCGTTGAGTTTGCTGTACGCGCTATTGCGCGCGGCAATGAGGGAGGATTTGCTCATTTCTTGCCACCTTTCTTGGCAGCAGAAAAAGTGTTGCGAACTATCACGGCCTGGATCTCGCTGGCGAGCTTTTGCGATTGCTTTATGGCGTCGCAAAGGTTCGCTCCTTCGAAAGTATCCGGGCAATCTTCGAGTGCAGCCAGACGCATCGATGCCAAATCAAGAGTCTTTTTCATGCGATCGATGCGGCGTTCGAGAGGCGTCATTTGCGGCCACCTTTCTTTGCAGCCTTCGCGGCCTTGGCTTGCGCCTCAGCTTCTTTCTGGCGCAGGGCGGCCGCCAGATCTACGCTGAGGGCCGGGGCTTTGGACTCCGCAGTGAAGCACGTTGCGAAGAGCCCGAGCAGGCGCTTTTGCGTGTCCAGATCAAAACCGCCTATCTGCACCTTGAGGTTGCTCGCGGCGTCTTTCTTGAGCGTGTGTTTCACTTTCCGCTCGAAGAGCAGGCCGAAGACTTTCGGCTTCGCTAGTCTGGACAACTCACTCTGCAACTCACCCACCGGTGCCTCATTCACAGCTACGGTGGTCGCAACCGTCGCGTCCGCGATGTAGAGCGTGCCTTCCAGCCGCGTAGTCTTCTCGGCGTGGCTGGGCGTGTATCCAAAATCTTGCACTACTTCGAGCAGGTCGCCTTTGGCAGTGGAGAGCTGCTGGCCGGCTTTATCTGCCGCGATCTTCGCCGCGTCGAATTTTTGGCAAAGATCATCTATCTCGGTCGGGGTGGGCTTGGTTTTCTTGTCGGTGGTCATGCGTTCACGCTTTCTGGGGTGGTGGTGATTGAGGTTGAAGCGGCGAGCCAGTGGGAGAGCCGTTTGTGCAGGCACGCCTCGCCACAGATGTGCTGAAGGATGAGGCTCTCCGGCTCATTGAGCACCGCCGCCGATGTTCCAAAGGCGATGCCGTTGGAGCGCGGGTCGGAGGCGTCTATGGGCGTCACCGCCAGAAACCAGTGGTGCGTCCGCAGACATCGCAGGTAATAGCAGATTTTTCAGTCATCGCAAACCTCCAATTACTCGTGAAACGATGTGACCGGGCCAGAATGCCCAGATGATTTCGCCGATCAGATAGCAGGCGATAAGGACCACGACCACCTTGACCGCGTTGTCGAGGATGCTGCCAGCGCTGCGCATCCAGTCGGCCACCTGGCGGAGCTGCGCGTCGGTGGGCGTCCAGCGCATGAGCCGTTGCCAGCGGCTCTCACGCGCTTCCAGCGGCTCACTGAAATCCAAATCGAGCATCTGGCGCAGGCTGGTGCATTCCTCTTCAAGCGGAATCTGATTCACGATTGCCTCCTAGTTCTGCAAAGCGGGTTCGGGAGTGGCGGCCAAGCCGTCGCGGATCTCGCGGATTGCGGCCATGAGGCGGCCGATGGAGATGTAACGCTGATTGCGCTTGTCCACGCGCACGGTGATGGTGGCCAATTCAATCTGCTGGCGGATGGTTGCGGCATCGAGTGAGAATTCGGCCAGCTCGGTGCGCAGAATGCCAGCGGCTTCGTCGGCGGTGAGCGCGGGCAGATGGACCTTGTCAGTGATGCGGCGCTGAAGCTGCTCCAGTGTTCCCGAGAAATCGGTGAAGGTCTTTTCCAGTTCGTGCGATCCAGCAAAGATCAGCGAGAAGCGTGGCTCTTCGTCGAGCAGCTCGCGTACCGTCTCGAAGGCGGGAATACTCAGATGCTGCGACTCGTCGAAGTAGAGCACTACGCGCGCACCGCGAAAATCCCAGCGCAGATTATGGATGGCGCGGTCGATGGCGGTGCTGGAGTGCGCGCCGCATGCCGTGGCCACGCGCTTCATCAAGTCGCGAGGGCAGATGCGGGCGCGGCAGTAGACGCGGAAGATGTAGCTGGGCTGCCCCGCGCTCTGGGCGTTGTGCTCGGCGATCAGGTGGCGCGCCACGTCGGTTTTACCCGAACCCGGAGGCGCATAGACCATGTAGACCTGGGGCCGTTCCAAGGCTTTATGAAAGAGGCTGCGCATTGTTCGGACGGCGCTGGTTTCGTAGATCTTGGTCGTGAGTTGATCTGAGGTGATTGGGTTGCCTGTGATGAAGGCAAGAATCGCGGCATTGATCTGGTCGGCTTTGGCTATGCGGCTGTAGCGACCGCAAAGGTATTGCGCCACGGTGCTGTAGTTGTAGCCGATGCGGATCGCAAAATCTTCCGACGACATGCCAGAGCGGCGCAGGTAATCAGTTACGAGCGGGCGAAGATCCGTGGTGTTGTTGGCGAGTTGGGTCACTTTTTGAGTCCCTCCCTGAAGAGTCGAGCAGCTTCCGCCGGTGTGGCCGGCGCTGTGATGGTGGTGGGTTGGAGTTTGGTGGGCTGCGGGCGGTGGACGACAAGCTGCTCAATATCGATAGGCAGGCGGCCAAGCTGAAGCATTTGATTGTGCTGCGGCATGTAGCCGGTACCGAGCACGCGGCGGCCCAGGTCGTTGAGCTGATCGCGCGTTTCGTGGTAGCGGTGCTGGCGCTCGCGCATACTGGCGGCGATGGCTTCCTGGGTTTCGTTGTCTCGGGATTGGCGCAGGAAAGTCTCCGGCTCCAGGTAGGCGAAGACACAACCGTCTTCGTCGATAGCTGCCAGTGCGTTGAGGTCGAGCGGGTCGTAGGCCACGATGATCTGTTGCCCGGTGCGGTCATGTAGCGCCCGCTGGCTGGGCTCGTCCACGCCGACGAAACGGCGGTTATCCATTTTCACGGCGCACTCGTGGACGATGCGCAGGGCACGCTCGGCCAGCAGCGCGGCCAGGATGTGCGGCTCAGGAGCAGGCTTCGAGCCGTGCCAGCGAAACTTTTCGAATGCCTCGTTGGGGCTGAGGCCTTCCATGCCCGGCACATTTTTCGGACGCAAGTTGTATTCCTGCTCGATCCACAAGATGGCTGCGCGGATGAACTCGCTGGCCAGGGGCAGTTCGGATTCGTCGGCGCGGCCCTGGGCAAGCAGCTTTTTGTGCCGCTCCAGCGCGGCTGAGCAGCGGTCGGGGCGCTGTTCGAAGGTTGGGCCGCAATAGGTCGCCCAGCGGCGATCGAAGCTCTGGTGGATGATGTGATTGGCGGATTCAATCAGCTTTGACTGGCCATGATAGGGCTGGCAGAAAGTGACCCTGCAACCCAGCCGAGCCAAAACGCCCTGCGCTTCTGGTGGCAGATATTCCACTTCAGGTCCACGTGCGCCTTTGCCGACCTTCAGATAATCCTTGCCGTTGTCGCAGTAGAACTCGCGGAAGGTGCCATAGGTTTCGAGCATGTGGCGCAGGCAAGTATTGATCGACCGCGAGGAGCCATCCTGCGACCAGGCATAGGCGACAAACTTGCGGCTGCGCATGTCCTGAAGGCCGGTAAACCGGAGACGTAGGTGCTGTCGGTCTTTAGCGTCGAAGAGATCGTTTTGCACCAGCACGTCGTGCCAGGCGTGATCGCTGACGAGGATCTCGCCCGCCTCGAAGTCGGTGTAGCCGCGCCGGACGTAAGGCGCGAAGAGATCGTCGTATTTGTCGCGGCCTTTGAGAGCCAGCGTCTTGACGGCCGGGGGCAGCTTTTCCAGGTAGGTACGCAGGGATTCGTAGCTGGGCGGCTCAATCTGAAGTTGCTTGGCCCGGCAATCGACAATCTCCCAAGCGGTGCGCTTGTTGAGTTGCTCGTTGAGGTAGGCGTAGGCGGCCAAGTCAGCTAGCTCGGCGTGCTGGGGGCTCTGAGTGGCCCAGCGCGCAACGCCCTTGTCGGCGCGAACGCGATCAGCCAGGGCGGCAAATCCGCCTTTGCGGTAGCGCCCCAGCCAATCTTTCAGGGTGCGCACGCTGACGGGCTTGGGACTGCAAATGGAGATGTGCTCAATCAGCCGGGTGAGTGATGTGACATACCGGCCGTCAGGCAACTGCAGATGCGCAAGCCGCGTGGCGTTCTCGGCGTAATGCAGTAGTGGTTCGATCATGGCCAGACGATGCTCGGCCTGTGCCTGGGCATCGGGATCGGGCAACGTGATGCGCTGCCCGGTGATGGTCGGGACGCCGGCAAAGAGGGGACCGAACTGCGCGCCGGATGGGGGAACCACTGCAAGTTGAGTTTGCGTCGCGGCTTGAGGCAGCGAACTGGCAAGATATTCACGGACGGGGCGGCCATTCGCGGATTTCTTTGGAGACGAGCGGCTGACGACTTCGCCCAGTTGAGCCTTGATGCGCAGCCAGCGTTCAGTCCAACCAGTTGCGGCTATTGCTTCTGATGGCGAAAGCCATTTTTCAGCAGAGCTGACTACCAAAGAGAATTGGGGAGATGCAGCGGCGGCACTCATGCTAGTTCCACCCCCGCGAGTCTTTTTTCTAGAAGTGCTACCTTTTCGCTGGCGCGCTTCTGGCGGAGATATTCACGACCCAGGTCAAGTAGTTCAGCTTCGGTGGAGTCAATGACGTGGTATCCGGCCAACTCGGCGCGGCAGCGCAGCAGCGTATCGTCGCCGACGGCGCGGCAGAAGGCGCGGTCGAGTTCAGCGGGCCAGCGGTAGTCTGTCCGGCTCTCGGCGGTAAATTTGTTTAGGGAAATTTCCGTGACCTCGCGGCCAGAGTAAAAAGTGATGTCTTCCGCAATCTGGGCGCGGCTTTTGTCGCAATTGCGGATGGACTGAATGAGGACCGCACGGACCATAGCGGAATCGTTCAGACTGCCAGGAAGTGCATCCAGATGGTTCTCGAAGAGAGAAGGCTGGGTCTGGACGGTCGAAATCCCTCCAAAATTAGCCGGTGACACACCGGAGGCTCTGGCGGGAGACTGGGTACGTGATGAAAACGATTTGCTCATGCCGCGTTGCCGTTCTTCTGGTCCAGTTGCTCGCTCTCCCCGAGTTCCTGCTGAATTCGCCGGTACTCCTGTTCGAGTACCGCCATAACTCGGGAAGAAGTGGTAAGGCCAAGCGCAACGTGGCGCACATGCTGCGGAGTTGTTCCGGTGAGGCGACCTACGCTGGAAAAGATTCCATAAAACTTCTGCATCCGTCGCAGGTCAGCAAGGAAATCAGACAGTTCCTCCTGCGCTTCATTGGGGGGCGTTGGCAAAGTAGTTTCACCCAGCAACTGCCCCAGCGCGCAGAAGAACTCAGGAAGACGTGATGCGTTCAGATTCGTCATGCCGCGCGCTCCGATTTCCGCTGATTTTTCCTGGCTGGCGATTTTTGCCGATGTTCGCGCTTATATTCCGCTTCCATCTCAGCCAAAACCTCGCAGGCCGCGCGGCAGATCAGCCAATCGCTCGATGTGGAAAACCAGACTGGCCCCCAGAAGAGAGGCACTCTATGGGAGGTTTCGTCTGTGTATCGAACGACAACGGAAGCTGCCGGAGATTGAAAGGGATTGCGAAAACAAATAAGGGCGCGGATTCGGCGCATGGGACGCCCAGTCCGGAGCGCAACTTTCTCGACCAAACTCCGGTAAAGAAACGGCTCTATCCGTCTGTCTGCTGTAAGGCGACCCCAGTTGTAGAAAGGGTTCAGGCACACGTAATCTGCCGTTCCTTGTCGTATATGCGGGAGCATCTTTCTGGCAAAGTCTTCAGTCATGCCGCGCGCTCCGTGCTCTGTTCGATCCGGCGTACCTCGCGGACGATGGCATCGATGACTCGCTTGGAGGTGCGCCGACCTTTGGCAACTTGAACCACATGGCCAATAGATAGGGATTCTCTGTCGGCGACCCGTGTGAAGAGGCCAACATAGGCCAAAGCCCTGAGCAGCTCAGGGCTCGAACTGCTATTCTTGAGGCACGTTTTTTGTCGCGAAAAATTCTTGCTCATAACGGTTAAGAGCAAGATTAGTCAAAATGACTCACATCGTCAAGGAAAATATTCATATTGACTCGATTTCTGTCTCTGAACGGCTACTTGCCCTCAGAAAAGAGAAGCTGCGCCTCGATCAGCGAACTTTCGCAGGGCTCGTAGGGATTTCTCAATCTGTCCTGTCTAAATGGGAGAGGGGGGAATACCGTCCTCCGCCATTGGCCTTGATGAAGATCGGAGACATATCGGTCGATGACAAACATTGGTGGTATGAACAAGCCGGTCCGGAATTTGCTGCGCGTCTCAAAGCAGCGGAGGAGGAATCAAGCTCAACTGAATATGTTCCTTCCGCAGGTGGCACTTTAAATCGAGATCTGCTGGTTTATGTGATCGAGGCGCTAGATCTGGAACTCAAAAAAAGGAAGCGGCAGCTTCCCATTCAAAAGTATGCGGAATTGGTGGTCCTTTTCTATGAGTTCTGTCAGGAGTCGGGTCGGCGTGACTCGTCAATAGTTGGTAGGTTGCTGAAAATTGCCTGAGCTGGAACGCATCGACAAGCGTTTTACGGAGACCGGAAATTGAACGATGAGGGGAAGTTGCGTGTTGTTAAGAAGGTAAGGGATATTTTAGGTGAAGCTGAGCCAACTGACGAGGAGTGCGCCACAAAAACGGGAAGGTCCGTCACCATCAATGGTGGCAGCTCGAATAGAATTGTGGGCGGGAATTTCTACGACCAGAGTATTCGTATCGAAAAAATAGCTCCGCCGAATGTGATCGTGAAGACGGGCGATGGTGTACTTACCGCCCAGCAGAAAGCAAAGATTCACACGCTGGTCGATAGCGTGGTACAGGCTTCGGCCACAAAGCGGACTCCTCTGACGCATAAGGTCGTGTGGAAACAACTGGACATCCATATGAGCGTGAATAAGTACGATGAAATCCTTAAGGAGGATTTCGACGGGGCATGCAAGTATCTGAAGAAACGGGAGGCTATCTTTTTAGGGATGGTTTCGGCTCCGAAGAAAAATCCTGCTTGGCGCAGTAAACGCATTGCTGCTATTCACGCACGCTGCAAACAACGCGGGTGGGAAGAATGGCGGATTAAATACATGAAAGAGAAATTCAACGAGGTGTCGATGATAAATCTATGCGATGCTGATCTTGAGCTACTCTACCGTTCGGTTATGAGCAAAAGATGAAACCACCTATCGGAAAGTGAGAAGGCATGAAGCGCATCTTGGTCCTATTGATCTTTCTTCTAATAGGAGCAGTCCTCGTTTTTTCTTATGTAAGACTGCACAGCAAATCATCGATTCCGCCCCCAAAGACCATCAAGTTTAGCGTTGGGAGCACGAGAGCGGAGGTGCGTGAAATGGCGGGACCACCAGCATCCCAATTGAATTCAGACTCAGGTGTTGGGTGGGATATTTATTGGCGAAAAACAGCAACGAACGAATATAGAATATCGATTACTTATGACCCTGATTTTACGAATTCTAAACTTCATCCGGTAGACCGGGTGTCTTATATCCGTTTTGAATTGGATCATCCGCGCCCGATAGTGGAAGTCCTTGCTGACCTTCCTGAAACTTCCAGTGTATGTCCTTATTCTTGCGCTGGGGCAGTCGGATTTAACGGGCTGATTATCGCTCCGGCGGGTGCGAAAACTGGCGATCTGATATTTTTCACGATGAATGACGAAAGGGATATTTCTTCCCCTATTTCAGAACTTCGTCTGAATAAAGGGGCGAGATCTCCTTTTGAAGGAACTAAGGCCCCCACTGTAATCTGGAATCATAAGCTATAAGTATTCGCCTTTAGCTGAAGATTTCTTAATCCTCTTATCGCCGCTCGAATCACGAGCGGCGATTGCTTTTATTGCATCTATTTCGTCTCTTCCCACTGCTCCCCAGTGTGGCATTGCCGCGCCTTACTCTGGCATCTGAACGCATGACCGAGTCCATCCGAAAGGAGGCCGGTGTGAAGTAACCAGAGCAGAGTGTCCGTGGCGCAACAGGTGCTTTGTAACCACCTGTTGCGCCCGGCCTCCTGATTGAAGGCGGGGACGGCGATGAACGAAATTCAATCGACATTTTTCCATGAAGCGGTACCAGCGGCGATTGCCTCACAGAGCGCGACGGGCGTGCCTGCCTCGATCACCATCGCCCAGGCAATTTTCGAATCGGGCTGGGGGTGCTCAGCATTGGCGCGCATCAAGTACACCCAGGTGGGCGTCATCGGACCGCAGGAACTGGCGACAGTCTTTGGCGTGGATAAGGTCGTTGTGGCTGCCAGCATCAAGGACAACGGCGACGGAACTCAGAGCTTCCTCTGGGGCAAGAACGCCATTCTGGCTTACGTTGCGCCTTCGGTGATGAACGCGGGCGTGATCGGGGCGGAAGGTCAAGTGGGGCCGAAGGACATCAGCTTTGGCAAGAGCTTTGTCTGGACGGATGGTCCGTTGACCATCGACGGCTACGGCGTGATTATCGCGCGGCATCCGGACGCGACGGCCAAGGCTGATCTGCTGGGCGTGGACTGGTACTCGACGGAAAACATCACCGCGCCTGAAGCTGGCTACCTGTTCGCCAACGCGGTCGCCTAAGTTGCACTTCACAGAATGCGCCGTCTGGAAGCTTCAGCAGCGGATGGGCGGCGCACTTCACCTTTCACACAGAGAAAGAAGGAGTCATGGCAGGCAAAAAGAAAGTTGACGATGGTGTACCGGCGACCTATACCGCGCTGCATCCGATTTCTCACGATAACGAAATCTACAAACGTGGTGAGCAGATCGACCTCACTCCATCGCAAGCACAGCCTTTGCTGGCGCTGAAAGTGATTGCCCCCTACGTTGCACCCGCTCCCGCTCCCGAGGAAGCGAAGTAACCATGGCCTACGCGACCCAAGACGATCTTGTCCCCCTACGGCTTACGCAGAAGGATCTTGTTGAGCTGACTGACGACGAGTCCACCGGGGAGGTGAACACGGACGTGGTTAGCGCTGCGCTCGAAGAGGCGTCAGGTCGCGTGGAAAGCTACTGCCGACAGCGGTATATCACTCCGCTGCAGCAATCCGACGATGTGAAGGCACTCACGCTTGACATCACTATCTACCTGTTGTTCGGCCGTCGCCGCGAGACACGCATCAGCGACACGGTCCAGCAGCGCTTTGACCAGGCGATTGCGTTTCTGAAAGACATTTCGGCTGGGAGGGCTTCGCTCGACCAGCCGGTAACGGCGCAGCAGGCTCAATCAGCATCAGGCGAGGCTGTAGTAACACGCAAGCCGGAGCGCTTCAGTGATCGCAACCTGGACGGATACACGGGCAGCGATCACGATCAGCGTGGCGGCTATTTTCCGAACTGGTATGGGATGTAAGCGATGGCGACGGAAGTAATCCAAGTCGATGACAGCAGCGTGGTGGTGGCGCTGGGCAAGTTCCGCTTGTCGCTTCAGCAGCACTACGAGCTGATGCGTGAGATCGGAGCGTCGCAGCTCGTCTCGGTTCGTCGCACCTTCCGCGAGCAGGGATCGCCGGCCAACTCCTGGGTGCCGCTTTCGCCGAACACCATCAAGCGCGATCCGAAGCGCTACGGGCCTGGTCACAAGCTGCTGATCGGCAAAGGAACGCTGTTGAATTCGATTACCTACGCCGTCCAGGGAAACGGCGTGGTGATTGGGACCGTACTGAAATACGCGCCCGTACATCAATTTGGCTCGCGCGATCGCGGCGTAGCAATCGGTCCGCAGACCAAAGAGCAGATCGAGGCCACGATCAAGGTCGGTGAGCACGGACGCTTGGAGACTCAGTTTTCCGGTAGCCGCACACGGCTTGCAGGGCCGGGCTACGCGGCCACGCGGTTGGAAGGTCCAGCGTTAGAAGGCAAACGACGCCCAACACTCCGGACCAGGCTTACCGGGCCTCGCAACCTGGTGACAGAGAGAATCAGACGCATTGGACCGCGCAACATGACCAGCGTGAGCGCGCATGAGCGCCACCAGAATATTCCGCCGCGTCCTTATCTTGTCTTCCGGCCAGAAGATCCGCAACGGATTCGCGGCATCGTCGTGCAGTACGTGAACAAGGCTAAGCACGATGCCGGACTGGGAGGCGCACAGTGAGTTCGACCTTCCGCATCGATTATGTCGAAGCCGCCCTATTGGCGGTTCTGAATTCCAAGCTGGCCACGGCCTATGGCGCCAAGGTCAACATCGACTCCCTGGGCGACAAGGATTTCGATGACGATGGGCGTTTGGTGTTGCAGCCGCCATCGGTCCGTGTGCGTTTTGCCGCTGCGGATTACGAAAATCTGCATGATAACCAGCGCCTGACTTACGAGGGTGGCTTGCCGTTTGAGTTGTTGTGCTTCGAGTCTTCGCTCCGCTCCAAGGCTGACGAGCGCAGGCAGACTTTGGTGCTGGTGGCAACGGTGCAGGATCAACTTGCCGGCGCACGCCTGGCGCTGGCCGACGGGTCGCGGACGATGCCGATCGAGATGAAGAGCGTTTCCCTCGTGGCATCGGAAGAGGGGCCGGTGGATCAACTGTTTTCAATCGTGGTGCTCGTCAAAGGCATCGCCCAATTCAGCGGCGCGAATGCCCAACCGGGGCAGTGAGGAACAATATGGCAACCGCTCAATCCGATTTCGTCGATGTACAGCTCAGCGCCGCCGGCGTCCAGGTCGCGGGCGCAAGCGGAACCATCACGGTCACCACGCAGCACTTCAGCTACGCATTCACGGCGGCTGGAGGCACGCGCGTGCTGACCAGCGAATGGGCTAAAACGCTCTCGAAAGAGACGGTCAATGGCCAGAAGATTCTCGAACTGACGCCCGCCGTCGTCGTCAACGTGGCGCAGGGCGCAAGCGTCGCCGATCAACCGAGCACGCTCAAAACCGAAGAAGCCTCGCTCGATGCGCAGGTCGAAACTCAACCAAAATCCGCAGCAGTAAAGGGGAGCAAGTAATATGGCCGGACCGTTCAATTTCAATTCCCAATGGAAAAGCGCACGCAACCTGCTGCTCAGCGTCAATTCGCAGCTCGCGTGGAATACTCCGCTCGCTTCCGCAGCTCTCACGCGCGCACAGCGCTTTGATGGTGGCGCAGTGTTGGAGGTGACCGAGACGCGACGCTCCGACATCGACTATGCCGGCAAGCAAACGGCATTCGCCACCAACGGACAGGTCACCAGCTATGACACCAAGTTCTCTGGCTTCAAGGCTGAATTGACTCCATGGCTGGCCGGATGGCTGTTGGGCTTCCTGATGGGCAAAGACACGGTAGTGGGCGCGGCGTCGCCCTACACGCACACCTTCGCCTTCGATGAGAGCACACGTACCGCAGTGGCCACAACGATCTATCTCGAAGACACCGAGGACGTGAGATACAAGTGCCCGGATATGTGCGTCAACGATGTGACGCTCACCATCAACGACATCGGCGCCATCATGGCCGAGTCCACGCTGATGGGAACCGGCCGCCAGGTGATGGGCGCGATTGCGCCACTTCCCGCGCTGCCCTCGGACTCCTATATCTTGGGCTCCGACGCCGTTCTCACTCTTGGCCCGGTCGGCGCTCCGGCTTCAATGGTCGGCCGCCACATGAGCACGACATTCAAGGCTGAAAATCAGCTCACGGTGCACAAGGCTCCGGGGGGTGGCCAGTACGGCATCTACGTTCGCAAGGGCAATCCGAAGTTCTCGATCACGACGACGATCGCAGCCAAAGACGTGGACGACATCTTTACGCTCTTCGAGAACGATACCGCCTCGGCGTATACGCTGACCGCCAACTCGGGCGCGGCTGCGCAACTGGTGATCTCGATTCCACAGGCGCATTTGAAAACCACCAAGGTGGGCTTCGACGGCGACATGATCATCTGGCAGATTGAAGCGGATGAGACCACCTGCTACAGCGTGGCGGGCGTTCCTGCGGTTTCGGTCAGCGTCGTCAACGCCGTGCCTGCGTATCTGGTGGGTGCGTAAACAGATTTTTCAAGTTTCTCCAAAGGGCGCGTTGGATCAAGGGCGGCGCGCCCTCTTTTTTCCGCAACAGCCGTGGCACCCCTTCGCCGCGGTGAGGCTTCGCCCCACTCCGCGAACCTCATGCAAGACAGGGTTCTTCACCCTGGTACCGGCAGAATCGCAAATCTCAATCCCATTCCAGAAAGAAGGACTCTCTATGTCAGCTATCGAGCTTGCAACGCCCCGCGTCATCGTGATCGAAGAACGCGGAAAGCAGTTTACCCTCACCCTCTCGCGCATCACCAAAAATCAGTGGATGCACTACTTCGACGGCATTGTCTCTGCCTCTGAAAATCAGGGCGGCAAACGCGTCGATAGTTTCGACTCCAGCTCTGCTCGCATCGAGCTGGTAGAAAAAAGCCTGATCGACGCGCAGGGCTACGTCACGGTGGACGGTTCGCCGGTGACGGCCACGGCTGACTGGCAATCGCTGCTGCCACTCTCGCACCGCCTCGGAGCCGCCAATGCCATCGTGTCCGTCGAGCGCGCCGAGCCCAGCGACGATGAGCCGATCGTGCTTGGCGCGGAGGCTGTCTATCTCAACGCGGTGTGGAGCGCCGACGACAAAGGCATCATGCAGAAATATCGCGGCCTCTGCCACCGGTTCAAGACTCCCAACGGCGAGCAGCAGCACCGCTTCTCGCGTGACTCTAGCCGCTCACGCATCGTGGGCGGATCGCGTAAAGGCAAAACGCTGTGGATTGGGCCGCAGCCGACGCTGGTGGAACTCTACGACGAGCTGATCGTGAGCGTGGACGGCTATCAGGTGAATGGCGTGGAGTTGGACGCGGATCGCGACGCCATCGTCGCCGAAATGGACACCTACCACAAGGTTGCCGCCGCCGACATTCTCTTCTCCCCGGCCGCCGCCAACTTCAGTGAGGACAATGATTGACCACCCCACGAAACAAAGATCGTTTCGCGGGGGCCCCGAGGTAATTGATGTTGTTCAAGATGCGGAAGGCGTGCGAATGGCTCTCGAAGAGATCTTCGAGCAGGACTTCGTGCGCTTCCGCATCGAGCGCGAATCAGCCGGGGCAAACGAGGAGACGCGCGAACGGATGGCTTTTCAGATTCCTCCACGCACCCTCTCGCCTGGCTATTACGAGTTTGGTTCTCATCTACTTCGCCTGGATGCCGAGCAAAAGATCGGATTGCCTCTTTCAAGACACGACGTTGCAGCCTTTGAGATCAAGGGACTTGTGGCGCTGGGGGAGGCTCGAAGCGCATTTGAGGGCCGTCATCCAGCTTGCTCAGCTTGCGGCGCTCGTCAGCTTAACCGTTTTGGAGTCGAATGCAGCGGATGCGGGGTCAAGTTCCGCAAAAGGAAGTGACGCATGGCGGTAGAAACCTCTGCGGTTCAAATCTCGATCAATGTCGTCGACGGCAACTCCGGCGAGACGGTGGCGAAGGTCGTCCAGAACATCAATCAGCTCGGCGCGGCCGGCGCGACCACCGGCCAGCGCATGAAGCAAGGTATGGAGGAGGCTGGCACTGGGGCAATGAGCGCCAAGGAAAAAGTCCATCTGCTTACCGAGGAATTCGGCATCCGCCTGCCGCGCGCATTCCGCGGCATCGTCGCCGAAAGCAAAGTTGCGCAGGCCGCGCTGGGTGCTCTGGGTTCGGCGATGATCGGGCTGGGCGCAATCCAGATCGGTGCGATGGTATTCGAGCAACTCTATGAAGGCACGAAGAAACTCTGGGAAAATTACCTTTCGCTGACCGCTGCCGCAGAGGCATACCAAAAACAAGTAGACAAAGCTAAGGACGAAGATTTCATCAACGTTCGCGATATAGAGACAGCCACTGAGCGCATCAAAGAAGCGACTTCTGCTGCCCAAGGATTTCAGCAAACAGCACAGCAAATGCATCAGAGTCTCTGGAGTGATATTGCAAATGGGATGCTTATGGGCGGCCCACAGGGAGGTCTCCAGGCAGGAATTATGGATACCTATGGCGCTCGGAAGATGGCCGACGCTGGCTATAAAAAGCAAGGACAGGTCGATGCCATGACACCAAAGCTTGCTTCGGAGAATCACCAGGCAATTCTCGATGCCATCGACCTCAGTTACGCCTCAGACGGACGCCTACGCGGCGAACAGAAGATCACCGCAGAAAAGAATAAACAACATGCGATTAATGAGGAAAATCGTAAATACATGGCAGCGGAAGAAGGGATGAGGGGAGACAAAGTAAGCCCTGATGCCGGGATGTCGCGGCAAAAAACCCTTGATGCGATCGCGGACCAAAAAGCAAACGCTGAAAGTTTCAACATGGAACGTACCACATCGAATGAAATCGCTCACCTAAGAGATGAAGCGCGACAAGCAGAACTGCATGGGATTGCGCTGCTTGAAGATAAGCGGAAATCGGCTGACGCGGAATGGACCCGCCAACACGGAAGTTCAGCGGAGGCCCGCAAGCAAATTGACGCAAAGTATTTCTCTGAAGAGAAGCGGATGCTGGACGATCAACGGCGCGAAACCGAAAAGATCGAGCGCGCTTCTGGAATGGCCGGGCTGACGGGAATTGCCAAGGTTCAGGCCGAAGGAGCGGCCCATGTAGCTGAAATTGATCCACACAACGAACTTTTGCCAGAGGAACGCGCGAAGCGTGTTGCCGCCGCCGGACGGGATACAACTGCCGAGATTGGGACCGTTCAGAAAGGATTCGCCGAAGAGGTTGATCGGATCGTCGAGCAATCTCAGGAGCGCGAGTTGGGAGGATTTGCGCGCATTCAAGCGGAGGCGCAAAAAGCGAAAGATGATCTGCAAAAGCGGTTCGATACTATGCATGAACTGATGGATTTGAGCGCACCTGGCGCGCAGACTCTACTCGACAAGGATACGGACCAATTTGGGCGCGGATTAACTGCGATCGATAGTGGGGCAGGTCGGCAATCGTCAGAGCTTTCGCGCAAGAACGCTGAAGAGACCGAGCAGATCGAATCACAGGCGCGGGCAAAATTGATGTCGGCTGAGAAGAATCAGACGGCTGCGATCGAATCGGAATATGAGGAGCGACTGCATAAATACAATGAAGAACTGAAGCAGCAGGAGATTTCCCAGCAGGATTACGACCGACGTGCAGTTGCTGCGGGGCAGCTTCGTGACGCTCAGCTCGTGGACTCCGCCCGGCAGGCGCGCGAAAAGATGGCCAGCGAGTACACGAGTTTCTTCAAGGGGATGGATCATCCGCTGAAGTATTTGCAAGATGTAGGCGACAAGTTTGCCGGTGAGGCCGCGGCAGCCATGACCCAGCGCATTCAGAATCACTACGGCGGCAAAGGTGCCAGCGCGAATGAACCGCTGGGGGGCGGCTCGATGCTGAGTGGTTTGTTTGATCGCATGGCTGGCCATCCAAAAGGCGTTGGCTCAAACCATGCGTCTACGCATCCGGATCTTGCCTCTTCTGTTTCTTCGTTGAAGGCGATTTCTCTCAGCACCGCCGAGATCCACATCCAGAGCGCCAACATTGGCATGGGCGGCGTACCCTCGACGGCTGGCGGCGCAGGACAGACATGGTCGACGTCAGGCGGTAGCACGGGGCTGATCGCATCGGGCAGCAGCGGCGCAACTGGCGGCGTGGCCTCCGGTTCATCTTTCAGACCTGTGTATTCGTCCTCTCGCGGAAGCGGCACTGTGAGCAGCGATGCGAGCCTTGGTGTGGACGGTGGCACCGATGTCAGCAGTATGCCCTCTATCATGGGGTTCGGCCACGGCGGTGGCAGCTTCTCTGGGTCGCCGACCGGAGGCAGCAGCGAAGCTGGACTTGGCGGTAGCTCTTTCGCCAGTCCACAATCCTCAAGCGGCCGCGACACTGGCCTTGGTGTGGGTGCCAGCGGCGGCGCTGGAGATCCGGAGTCCACGAGCAGCGGTCCGGTGGGCACTACCGGCACTCCTGGCATAGTGCCCACACATAGGAATGTATTCGGCACAGCACTGAACTATGTGAGTCAGGGAATAGGTTTCTCCAAACAGGCCAAAGCTGATTTCGGCGCTTCGAAGAAAACGCCCGCGAGCAACACAACGGATTCATCCAATCCCTCCGCAAGCGACGGAACGGGAATGGGATCTGGACCTCATATGGTAGCTGGCGGCGTGGCAGGAGACTCCAGCACTTCTATCGGCGACGGCAGTCCGAGTGCCGCCAGCTCCGCATCGGGTGATCTGAGTTCCGCATCTGGCACAGCAGGCATGGCCAGTGGCGCGGGCAAGATGCAAACCGCCATGAGCGGTGCTCAAGGAGCCATTGGGGTGTACTCCGCCTTCGAGGGCAACGGCGGCGTGGGCGGAGCAATGAGTGGCGCAATGAGCGGCATGGAACTCGGCATGGCGGTTGCTGGTCCGGTGGGCGCGGTAGTTGGCGCGGTTGGCGGCGCGGTGCTCGGTGCATTTGGTTTTGGTGGGCGCGAGAAAGCGCGCGCTTACGATCTGAAGCAAGTGCGTCCGCGTATTGCTAACGACAACCAAAGCTATCAGCAGGGTTCGATGGATTACTTGTCCGCATATAGCGACATCCAGAGCTTGGACATGGAAGCCAAGAAAACCACCAGTTCCTATGGACCAGCCGCCTCTAGCTACTACCAAGACACCATGAAAAAAGAACTTCGCGAGGCTGGGCAAAAATTCACAGCCGAGCAGAAAGCGGGGCGTAGTCATTTCACAGCGACGGTCGCGCAAGGCCATCAAGGGGGATGGACTGAAAACTTTGGCAGCATGGCAACAGGTCCGGACACTGGATGGATGCACATGCGGGCAAATGAGTTTGTCGTGAACGAACAGCCTGCGGCGGAGCATGCGGGCGCACTTGAGGCTATTCGTTCTGGCGCGACTCACTCCGATATGGCCAAGTATTACGGCGCTGATAGCACTAAGATGCCAGCCTCCAGCGAAACAGGAGGAGATGTGCATTTGCACGTTCACTCGCTCGATACGAAGTCGGGCATGCAATGGCTGATGGCCAACAAACATGTGATTCGCGCCGCCGTAAACTCCAGCTACGCGGAAAACTCCGGAGGCGCGGATGCCTGA